ATAGGATAGTTTAACCCTCCCTTTCCTTCTACTAACACATCACCATTTCTTAATTTTATAGTACCACTAAAAGCACTATCAGGAGAATGAAATACAATTTGTTTGTTATTAAAATCTTTTATACTTCTGTCTTTAGTTATAAAACCTAGTGATTCTAATAACTTAAACTTTTTACTGTTTTGATCGTAAGTAAATTGTAATCCTGAGCCAGGGTCACTATAATTAGCCTGGAACCTATCATTCATCTTACTCACACTTTTAGGTTTATTAAAATCAAAACTTTTAGCTTCTTTTCTAGCTTCACTTATTGCTTTCCTAGCCTCAGCTTTTATTTGACTTATATCAAATTTAAGGTCATCAAGAGTTGCTTTTGCATCTTCTCTAAGTTCTAA